AAAACAAATACAAGCTCTAGATAATGATATGATAAGACTGGATATGAAATTAAAAATATTAATTCAAGAACGTCATATTATAGATAAAAATAGAAAAGAACTTATATCAGAGAAAGAAAAACCCTACTAACCGCAGCTAGTAGGGGACTTAGATGCTCTAAGAGACAATCTAAGGGGTGAAAAAGTAATTATTTTTTAGCAGCAGGCTTTCTACCTTTCTTAGTAGCTGGCTTCTTCTGCTTAGCTTTAAACTCTGCAAGTTCCGCTTCCGCTTTAGCAGCTAATTCCTTTGCTTCTTCAACTACTTTGTTAACTTCTTCTAGGTTGTTACGTGTAACTAAAGCACCGGTGATGATACCAGCTACAAAAACAACAATATATGTTAGTATTTCCATAAGACAATTATTTAATCAAAATATAACCAGGTTCAACAATAAATATTAATATGGACGAATCACAATTAAAAAAACTTTCTAAAATTGAATTAGAGGAATTAGGTAGAACGAAAGGTGTTGAATTGGATAGAAGATCTAATAAAAAAACATTAATAAACCAGATATCTAGTCTATTTAAAGCAAAATCCTCAACAACATCCAAAGCAGCTAGTTCACCCGAACCTGTAACTGCACCATCTCGCGGATTTCGTGTGAGTCCGGGTAAATCTAACGCATAATTTATTAAATAATAATATGAGTAATCTTTCCTTTAATAACGAACTTGTTTTCGGTAGCGGATCTGTAACTGACGGCGTCTCAGGTATAGCTGGTACCAATACTTCTAAAATTCTATATAATGCTGATGATAAGGGTACTGATACTACCGTTGTTACTACTTCAGCTACACTTAACGGTACTCCATATGAATTCGATTTATTCGCTGGTTACAATGGTAGTGTTCTATCTATTATCGATGAAAATCGTTTTGCAACACAATTTACTTTTGCATCCGGAGCAGCATCTCAAACTGAAACGGATTCTGGCTATATTTCAGTGAGCCCTTCATTGCGTAGATTATATACACTCGGTTACGTTTAAAAAATAATTTTTAAGCATTAAAAAAGCCGTAATTTTTTAGTTACGGCTTTTTTTTACTTTTTAGATTTTGAATCACTTGTCTTCCAGTAATACTCATCCGTATCACCGAGACGGTATTGATAGCCGTTCTCAACCTGATAGTATTTCGTACTTACTTTAAAGTCAGGCATCTTTGGCTCCGGAGGTGTAAGAGAATTGTCATAAACTCTCATCCTATTATTAGGATATAATGCATATTGTCCGTTCTCGAGCTCAATACAATTAAACGATTTATGCTCTTCCGGTACTTCTGCAGTTGAGTAATCGATATTGTCAGGGTCTGAGTGGTAGTTATCCAGTGTAAACATATATGTACCTTTTAATACTTCATGACTCCGAGTAAAAACTTCAAAGTCCATAGATCCTATAAATTGTTTAAATATTGCCGTAACTCCATAATCCATACAATTCCAAAACTGTAAATCCTGCAATGGTAGATCCGGCGATGGTGTTTCAGGTGACGATACAAACGCTGAAATAGGCAACTTATCATACAATGCACCATACTCTGGCAGATATGTTTCAAAATAGAAAGCTCTACCAGGTAGTGATTTAGCACTAACCCAATGACCTTCAATGAACTCCCCATGACCTTCCTTACCGTCATGTAGATATTCTTTGCGAATATATACTTTTGCGCTAGGTAGGTTGCATATCAACTCACTCATAATCTAGACTTTAAGAGCCATATCCCAGATGACTAACTGCAGCCTCGGGCTAAACTTAAGCGTATGTTTCTTACATAACTCAGCTACCATTGCAGATTTAGCAGTATGCTCTTCTCTACTACCACAGCAAGGCATCAACCAAACTCTTTCACGGCTAACTAAACCATTATCGATATATTTCTCAAATAGTTCCTTCTCATCATCTTCATTATTAATGACAAATTTAAAGCAAGAGCCTAATTCATTATGATATTTTAATACGTCGGGTTTATATCTAAGCTTTTCTGCATCACCGTTATTACTCATCTTTGGAGATACGGTAAATGTTGCTTTATATATCGAAGCCCATTCCGGTAGAGGCATTAAAGATCCGTTTGTTTCGAAGTCAATACGCGGACAAAAACTAAACCTCTCCATAAAAGATACTAGCCATTCTATAAGTCGCTTCTGTTGCAGCAACGGTTCTCCACCGGTAATCTTAAGAATTGCACCGTCCTTAAGATTCTTAACGAACCCGTTATTCTCATAGAAATTATTAAGCTCATCATATGTATATCGGTTCTTCACAGACCATGAAACAAACGAATCGCATCCATGCGGTGAATCTTCGGATGCAAAGCCTTGACATGTAAGGTTACACATAGCAAGTCTCATAAAAACAGAAGGTTCACCAATGAATTTACCTTCACCTTCTACAGTATAAAAGACGTGATCATCGCTAAGAGATAGCGTTTTATTTAGATTAGACATACATTAATTATATATATGTTCCGTCGCGTATCAAGCAGTAATATTATATTTATTCAAAAACATACAATTTTACACATGTAATTTATCATGTATATACGTATTAAATATATGTATATGTCAACAAAAACTAGTACTCGAAAGAGTACAAAAGCCGCGAAAAGACAACCCGTAAATAAATCAGAACTTGTTTTTGATAATAGAGTCGCGATGCCAGGTGATGACTGGGATCTAGATTTTAAAATCAAACAAGATTATGATCTAACTGAAAGGCAACAAGCCTTCTTTAATACAGCATTACAGCAGCAAACGCGAATGTGTATTGTAGATGGACCAGCTGGTACAGCTAAAACATATATAGCAGTATTAGCAGCATTAAAGTTGCTTCATAATAGACAGATAGATAATATTGTCTATATTAGATCAATTGTGGAGAGTGCCTCTAGAAGTATGGGAGCTCTACCAGGTGAGTTAGAAGATAAATTTGCACCGTGGTCTATGCCTCTTATCGATAAGTTAGACGAAATATTAGTAGGTAATACTAGTAACAATCTAATGTCTAAGGGTTATATTAGATGTATACCGGTTAATTTTACAAGAGGTCTAACATTTAAGAATGCTTGTGTTATTATTGACGAAGCACAAAATATGACTAATTCTGAATTAACTACTATTTTAACTCGATTTGGTCAAGATAGTAAATATCTAGTCGTCGGTGACACGTATCAAGCAGATATCGGTGAAAAGAGTGGGTTCGCTGGAATATATAAAGCTTTCGATGCGGATATCTGCAGTGAAAATAATATCAATACCTTTAAATTTGACGGTGACGATATTGTTAGAAGTGAAATCTTAAAGTTTATCGTCGAGAGACTGCACACCATTAAGTAGCTCTTTCATCGCTTGCTCAAGCCCGACCGGTTGAATTTCCTGTACCGGTTCGGGCTTTTGCTCATTCTTAATTTCAGTTGGTGGAGTTACTGCATGTTGCATTTTTGCAAATACATTATTTTCTAACTCGACTGATTTTGGATCTCTCTCTCGTGTTGTAGGTATACCACCGGTAGCTCCATTAGAGTGAATAGGTGCTTTGGATATGCCTTGGTATATATCACCTAAATTCATTATTAATTACCCCATGATGTACCGCCAAATAAATTACCCATACCGGTAGTAACTTTACTATTAAGTGGTGGAATTTTTGGTTTATCTTGAGGAATTTCAGTAACTGTATTTTCTACAACTGCAGTTACATTTTCTCCCTCTGTATTATCTTGAATCTGTAGCGTAATATCACCGAGACTCTCTTCGTAAATTGCACTATTCCCTTCATGTTCCCAAACTTCTACTTTAATAACTCTTACACGGTTATTAGTTTGTTCAGTTACGAATTTATTAGTTGTCTCGTAAACCCATTCAGCGGTTCTTTCAATACCGACGCCTTTCTCAGCAATGCGAAGATCAATCATACCCTTATCAGACATCAACTTAAATGTATCCAATTCAGGATCATCAGCAGCTACTACAGTTGTATGATCGAATTGCTTTTCTAAAAGTTTTTTAATTTCTCTACAACCACCGAAATCATAAATCCAATTCTTATCATCTAATTGATCTGCTGTAAACCATAACTTACATTGCAATCTATAACCATGAATTAACTTACAATGAC